CCCGGCTATCGCACGCATCAACTGGCAGCGGGAATTCGAGCGGTGGCACTCTGCAGCCTTGCGGATCGTGCAGGTCGACGACGGAACCGCCACCGGCAACGTCGAAATCTGCAGCTATGAATCGGCGATCCGCCCGGCGCGGTACCGCTATCTGCAGGCGGTCACGTGGGATCTGGTGATCCTCGACGAAGCCCACCTTTTGCGAAATCACTTAACCAAACGGTCCCGCGCGGTTTTGGGCGGCGACGGCATCGCCCGCCGCGCAAAGCGGGTGTTCGCGCTGACGGGTACGCCGACGCCGAACCACCCGGGCGAACTGTGGTCGCTGCTGCGCGCTCTGGCGCCGGACGTGATCGTCCGCCACGGCAAAACCATGAGCTACGACGAATTCCTGCACCGCTATTGCGTTGTCAAGGAAGGCGCGTGGGGGCCGATCATCGTCGCCGCGCGCAACATCGAAGACCTCCGCGCACGGGTCGCGCCCGTCATGCTGCGCCGCCTGAAAAAAGACGTCCTCAACGACCTGCCTCCGATCCGCTACGAGATTACGACGCTAACCGCCGCCAAAGCGGGCAAGTTCAACCAGAAGATCCTTGAACGCGCCGCGCAGGCGCTTGCCGGCGGCAAAACCGTCGTCGGCGACGACGCCCTGTCGACCGCCCGGCGCGAAGCCGGGCTCGAGAAAGCCGACATTCTCGCCGAATTGCTCGTCGACGAATTGGAGCAAAACCCCCGCAAGATCGTCGTCTTTGCCTGGCACACCGACGTTTCGCTTGCCCTGTTCAACGCATTCGAAGCCGCAGGGCTCGAGCCCGCGATGGTTATCGGTTCGACACCCGCGCGCGAGCGCCAGGAAAACGTCGACCGGTTTCAGAACGACCCCTCCTGCCGCGTCTTCGTCGGCAACATCATCGCCGCCGGGACGGCGATCACCCTGACCGCCGCTTCCGAGCTCGTCTTCGCCGAGCTCTCTTTCGTTCCGGCCGACAACAGCCAAGCGGCGCAGCGCGTGCACCGCATCGGCCAAACCGAACCCGTGCGCGTGCGAACGATGGCGCTCGCCGGGACCGCTGACGAGATCCTGACCCGGATCCTCGAACGCAAGATCCGCATCATCAACGCCACACTTGGAAAAGGAGAAGTCGCTTGACCGTACGCATCGAAGTATTCGGAGAAACCGCGGGTGAGGCGCTGGAAAAACTGCGCACGCTCGCCGGCGGGCTGCTCGGCGCTGCCGCCTCACCGGCCAAAGCCGAAACGCCCGCGCCGCTTTCCGCGCCGATTTCGCCACCCTTCGCCACGACGGCCGCAGCACGCCGCGGACGGCCGTCGAAAGACAAAGCCCCGGCCGCGGAAAAACGGACTTTCACCATCTACGGCGAAGACGGCCAGGTCTTCACGACCGTGAAGACGGCCGAAGGCGCAGTCGAAACCCTGGGGAAGCAGTTCGACACGATCAGCGACACCGAAACGATGGATCGTTTCGAAGGCGCAAACGGCCAGCTGATCGACGAGCTGCCGGACGACCTGCGCGCGAAGATCAGCGACGCGATCGACGCCGCCCGCACGCGTATTGCGCAAGCCGAAGCCGCGGCCGACCTCGGGTTCGAAGACGCGCCGTCCGCGGTGACGTTCGAACAGCTGACGGCGGCAGCCCGTGCGCTGCAGGACGCCAAGGGCGCGGTCGCTGCGCAGGCGCTGGTGAAGTCTCTCGGCGTGCAGAAGCTGCGGGATATCCCGCAGGAGAAGTGGGCCGAAGCGGTCGCGGCATTCGAAGCCGCCACCGCCGCGAAGAAGTAACCGCGTCAACCACCGACAAGGGAGAGCCGCGCCCGCGGTGTTGCGAGTGTGGCTCTCCGTTGTGGAGAAGTGCAACGAATGAACGCCCCTGTTTCCCCGACCGGCGAGCGCCTTCACAGCAAGCTTGGCGCATCGTCCGCCTATCGCTGGACCGCCTGCCCCGGCTCCGTCCGACTGTGCGAAACCGCCCCGAGCCGCAGCACGCATTACGCGCGTTTGGGCACGGCCGCGCACGAGCTCGCCGCTCGCTGCCTGAAACGCGGCTTCGACGCCGATTTCTATATCGGCGAAACGATCGTCGTCGATAACGACACCTTCGAAGTCGACGACGACATGGCGGAAGCCGTTCAGGTCTATCTCGACACGGTGCGCGGCGACGCCGCCGGCGGCTTTCCCTCACTGGTCGAACGCTGGATCGAACAGGGCTTCGCGATCGCCGATCTGCACCCCGATTTCTTCGGGACCGCCGACGCGGTGCAGTACTGGACACGCGAAAAGCTGCTGCGCGTCTACGACTACAAGCACGGCGCCGGCGTCGCCGTCGAAGCGAACAACAACAAACAGGGCATGTACTACGCGCTCGGCGTGCTGCTGTCCTTCAAAGACCGGCCGGTATCGACCATCGAAATCGTGATCGTGCAGCCGCGCGCCGCTCACAAAGACGGGCCGGTACGCCGGTTTCAGATCGAAGGGCTCGACCTGCTCGATTGGAGCGTCGACCTGCTCGCATTCGCGAAAGCGACCGAAGATCCGAACGCGCCGTTGAACCCCGGCGATTGGTGTCGCTTCTGCCCCGCGGCCGGTTTCTGCGAAGCGCTGAAAAAGCGCGCGCAGGCGACCGCGCAGAAAATGTTCATGCCGATCTTCGAATTCGACACCGAAGAAATCGCCTCGATCCTGCGCGAATCCTCGCTTGTCGAAGACTGGCTCAGCGCGGTTTGGGCCTTTGCGCAGCACGCCGCCGAAGGCGGAACGAAAATCCCCGGCTACAAGCTCGTGCGCAAGCAGGGCCGCCGCACATGGGCCGTGAGCGACAAGGAAGCGGCAGCAAAGCTGCTGCTCGAATTCGGCCTGAAATACAGCGAAACGACCACCAAGAAGCTGATTACCCCGGCGCAGGTGGAAAAACTTCTGACGACGAAAGCGGACAAGGAACGTCTCGCCGAAATCGTCACGAAGCCCGACCGCGGCGTGACCCTCGTCGTCGACAGCGATCGACGGGACGAGCTCGCGCCTACGGTCGAATCTCTCTTTGAAACCCTCGACTGAAAGGACCGCCCGTATGGCATATCTCGTTACCCCGACTGCGCGCCTCTCCTACCCGAACCTGTTCAAACCGCGCGCCAACAAAGACAAGCCCGGTTCGGAACCGAAATTTTCGGCCTGTCTGATCTTCGACAAAGCCGCGCAGGCGACGCCGGAATTCAAAGCGATGATGGCCGCCGTGCAGGCCGCGGCCTTCGAAAAGTTCGGCGCGAACGCAAAGAACCTGAATCTACGGAACCCGTTTCGCAAAGCCGAAGAAAAGATGGACGCGGACGGCAAATTCCCGGACGGGATGGAAGCCGGTTTCGTGTTCATCAACTGCTCGTCCGCAATGGCGCCGGGCGTGGTCGACGCCAAGGTGCAGCCGATCCTGGACCAGCGCGAAATCTACGCCGGTTGCTACGTCAAGGCGGCGGTGAACGCCTACGGCTACGACAATTCGGGCAACAAGGGCGTCAGCTTCGGCCTGAACCACGTCCAGAAAGTGAAAGACGGTAAGCCGCTCGGCAACACGTCGCGCCCGCAGGACGCGTTCAAGCCGGTCGACGCCGACGAAGACGATGCGTCTTCGACCGCGCCCGCCGACTCCATCTTCGGCTGATGGGGAAGTGACATGACCTTCCGGGAGTGGGCGGAAACAATCATCGACCTCGCGATGCTGGTCGGCTTTTGCTGGCTGCTTCTCTTTGCCGAGTGGTGGTTTCCGCCTCTCCTGGCTTGGGCGAAAGGGGCGGTGTGATGCTCGACAATATCGACTCCGCCGAACTGCGGACCCTTCTCGGCGATCTCGAAGAACAGACGCTCAAAGATTGGGACGCGAAATTCGTCGACGACATGCTGGCCCGGCTTGAGCGCTGGGGCCGCCATATCTCCGTCACGCCGGCGCAATGGGAACAGCTGCGCCGCATGCAAAAGGAGTACCTTGATGGCTGACAAGAAAAAGAAGGGCGACAACACCGGGATCGAAGGACAACGGCTAAAGTCCCTAATCGAGCGTATCGAACGTCTGCAGAGCGAGAAAGAAGATCTTGCGGCGGATATTCGTGAGATTTTCACCGAAGCGAAAAGCCAGGGCTTCGACACGAAGACGATGCGCACCATCATCCGCCTGCGGAAGATGGAAACCGCCGACCGCCAAGAACAGGAAGCGCAGCTTGACCTCTACAAGCAAGCGCTCGGGATGTGGGACTGATGGGCACCGCACGGAGAGAAGCTGCGTACGACCTCGCCGCGATCAAGGAGCGCCTGCGCGAAAACGCAGCACGAGAAAAATCGTACGTTTTTAGCAGCGCCGAAATCAGCGCGATTTTGGACGGTTTCGACGCCCTTAGCGCCGAAATCGACCGGCTCCAAGAACGACTGGACTCCGCGTCATGCTGATCCTCGGCGTCGATCCCGGGCTCGCCGGCGCGTTGGCGCTGATCGACACCAAAAGCGGCAACCTGATCGTGCAGGACGTGCCGACCACGTTTGTTACGCGCAACGGCCGTGCGCACGGCAAAGCGCGCGCCGTCGATCGCGTCGAGCTCGCGCGGTGGATCGACGATGCGCAGAAGCCGACGCACATTTCGCACGCCTTCGTCGAGCATGTGAGCTCGTCGCCGCAGATGGGCGTGTCGAGCGCTTTCACCTTCGGCCGTACCTATGGCGAAATTCTCGGGGTGCTGTCGGCGCATTTCATCCCGACGACCTTCGTCACGCCGCCGATGTGGAAAGCCGCGCTGCGCGTGCCGCGCGACAAGAACGGCGCACGGGCACGCGCTTCCGAGCTCATGCCGCAGGCGTCGAATCTGTGGCGCTTGGGCAAGCATGACGGCCGCGCCGAAGCGGCGATGATCGCTTATTTCGGCTGGCAGTCGCTCAATATCCGCGGGGAGACTGTTTGATGGCGCGCGGCGGACGTCGACAGAACCCCGGGTGCATCGCGCCGCCGTCGCGCGAACAGCTGGTGCTGGCCGTGTTGATGATGGCCGAAAAGCCGCTATCGGCGCGCGAAGTCGCCGAGCGCGCGCAATTCCGCGAATACCGCTGGGCCGCTTCGGTGCTGCAGCGCCTGGCGAAGAAAGAACGCGTCAAACGCATCGGTACGCCCGGCTGGCCGCGCGGAACCGGCGAAGGCTTCACCTACGAAATCGGATGACGCCGTGATCGGTCAAACCGTCCTGCATATCGACTTCGAAACGCGTTCCGTCGTCGACCTGAAAAAGTGCGGGCTGCCGGTCTACGCGGCGGATCCAACGACCGACGTCTGGTGCGCGGCCTACGCGTTCGACGACGGCGAGCCGAAGCTGTGGTGGATCGGCGAGCCCTGCCCGTACGAAATCGCCGAACACGTGCTCGCCGGCGACGAACCGATCTTTGCACATAACGCCAATTTCGAAATCGCCATTTGGCGCGACGTGTTGGGCGCGCGTCACGGCTGGCCCGTGCCGGATTACCGCCGCTTCTACTGCACCGCTGCCATGGCCGCGGCGATGAACCTGCCGCGCGATCTTGAACGGGCGGCGATCGCGCTCGGGCTCGACGTCAAAAAAGACATGCTCGGCCGCCGCACGATGCTGCAGATGTGCCGCCCCCGCGCGATCAACCCGGACGGGTCGATCGTCTGGTGGGACGATCCCGAGCGCCGCCGGATCCTCGGCGATTACTGCATGAACGACGTGCGCGTCGAACAGCGCATCGAACGCCGCGTCCGGCATCTGTCGGACACCGAACGCCGGCTCTGGCTGCTCGACTACGAAATCAACAACCGCGGCGTCGCGATCGACGAAGAAGCGATCGACAACGCGAAGGCCGTCGCGGGCTGGACGGTTGCGGATCTTAACCGCGAGCTCGGCCGCCTGACGAACCACGAAGCGACCGCGATCACGCAGGTTCAGCGCATCGTCGATTGGCTGCAGCGCCAGGGCGTCGATGTCGAATCCCTCGCGCGCCGTTCCGTGAAACAGGCGCTGCGGTCCGTTACGGACCCTAAAGCGCGCCGCGTGCTCGAAATCCGACAGCAGGCCGCCAAGTCGAGCGTGGCGAAGCTGGACGCCTTCAAGGCGCAGGTTTCGAAGGACGGCCGCCTGCGCCAGCAGCTGCTGTACCACGGCGCCGGTACCGGCCGGTGGGCAGGGCGCGGCGTGCAGCTGCAGAACCTGCCGCGCGGAACGCTCGGCTTGAAGGAAAGCGAAATCGAACTCGCCTTCGACCTGTTCCACACGCGCGATCCCGCGACGGTCGAGCTCGTCTTCGGCCCTGCCCTGCCCGTCATTTCCGACTGCCTGCGCTCGCTGATCGTCGCTGCGCCCGGCCGTGTGCTGGTGGCGCGCGACTACGCCAACATCGAAGGGCGCGTGCTTGCCTGGCTCGCTGGCGAGGAATGGAAGCTCGACGCGTTTCGCGCCTACGACAACGGGACCGGCCCGGATCTTTACCTGCTGGCCTATTCGCGGTCCTTCGGTGTGCCCGTCGCATCGGTGACGAAACCGCAGCGGCAGATCGGCAAGGTTCAGGAACTTGCACTCGGCTATCAGGGCGGGCACGGCGCCTTCATTTCGATGGCGCAGAACTACGACATGAGCATTCCCGACGTCGCCGCCGCGGTGAAAGCCGTTGCGGATCCGGTGCGTTGGGAAATGACGGCGGAAGGCCGTTCGGCGACGTCGCCGGCGAAGGAATTGCCGCTCGACGAATGGGTCGGCCTGCGGATCCTCGTCGACAATTGGCGCGACGCGCACGGCAACACCCGCGCGCTGTGGAACGACCTCGAAGAAACAACCCGCCTCGCCGTCGAGAACCCCGGGACGATTTTCCGCGTGCAGTCGCGAAACGGATTCGCCGGACCGCCGATCGCCTATCTCGTCAAAGACAATGTGCTGTGGTGCAGGCTGCCGAGCGGTCGCGTGCTGGCCTACTGCGACCCGCGCATCGAAGACGCGGAAACGCCCTGGGGCGACGTCAAGCCGAGCGTCACTTACATGGCGATGGATTCAACGACGAATAAGTGGTGCCGCCACAAAGGCTATGGCGGGTTATGGGCGGAAAACATCACGCAGGCGGTCGCGCGCGACGTGCTGGCCGAAGCGATGCTCGCGCTCGACCGTCACGGGATCGACGTGGTGCTGACCGTACACGACGAAATCGTTTGTGAAACGGACGAAGGCGCGGACGCGAGCCGCATCGCCGCCATCATGGACGAACTGCCGCCGTGGGCGGCGGGGCTGCCGCTCGCAAGCGACGGCTGGGTTGGAAAACGCTACCGGAAATGAGGCTCGAAATGGATCCCGTTGACGCCATGAACCGAAACTTCGACCCGCACCGAATTGCAAGCGACGGCGAAACCCGCGCGGCGCTCGCTCGCGTCATGTGTTTCGTCGAGCGGATGCACCCGACATCGGCGATCGCAAAGGCGAACCCGGCGGCGTGGGCGCTGTACGGTACGCGGACGATGGTTCGCCTTTGCTACGACGTTGAAAGGCGGGCCGGCCGCGCGGAGCCAGGAGACGCCCGAAAAGAAAAGGTGCGCGGCGAAGAAGTCGGCGATGACCTCGTACACGCACTCGCGCTTTGCGTCGCGTACGGGTTGGACCCGGCTACCTTGGTGGCCGAGGCATTGGCTCGACTCGTCACGGAAATCGAGACTACCGAAGGCGACGCGGCATGACCACGGCCTATCCTCTTTCCTGGCCTGATGGATGGCCGCGCACCGACGTAATGCGCCGCGAGCGTTGGCCGAGCCAAGGCAAAATCACGCTGTCAGGCGCGCTCGCCGAACTGCAAAAGGAATTGCGCCTGCTTGGAGCGAGGCAGGTGGTGATTTCTTCGAACTGCACGCTCGGTGCAGAAAATCCAACCGATCCCGGTATTGCGGTCTATGCGCACTACCAGGATATAGCGATTTGCATCCCGTGCGACCGCTGGACGAGCGTTCCCGGCAATCTGCGCGCCATCGCAAAGACTATCGAAGCGATGCGCGGGATGGAGCGGTGGGGTGCCAAGCACATGATCCGCGCCATGTTCACCGGGTTCAAGGCGCTGCCCGCGCCTGGGCCGATGCAGCGGCCGTGGCGCGCCGTGCTGGGCATGCCCGCAGACGGCGGACGTTTGAGCGACGCTCGCGCCTATTACATTCTCAAAAGCAAACAGGTGCACCCGGACAACGGCGGCAGCCAAGAGGCGATGGTCGAACTGAACGCCGCTTGGGAGCAAGCGCAGAAGGAGTTGCCGGCATGACCATCGCGCTCAAGACGACGCGCAGTCCTGATGGTCGCGGCTGTTTTGTCGACGGCGATCACAAAGGTTTGCGAGAGGCGTTGTTTCACGACGCCCTCGCCGCGCATGACCTGCTGGCCGAGAACGAGCGGCTGCGGGATGCGCTGCGAGAAATTGAAAGCGAGGAATTTGATTGGGATTTCGACGTAGAGGAAAACGTAGAAGCGTTGCAGGCCATAGCCCGCGACGCACTGAACGAAGGAGAAGCGCGATGATCGGACAACACGTACTGGTGCGCACTCATTCTGCCGGTGTGCACATCGGCACTCTGGCGGAGCACGACGGCAAGATGGTGCGGCTGACAGACTGCCGCCGCATCTGGCGCTGGTACGGTGCGCTCGAACTGTACGCGGTCGCGCGATTCGGGATCGACAGCGAGAAATCTACGCTGTCGGTCGCCGCGCCGGAAATCATTCTAACCGAAGCGATCGAAATTCATCCGACGAGTGAAGAAGCGCGCGCAACCTTCTCCGCGGCGGAGGCGAAGCGTGAACGGGCATAAAACAGGCTACGGCTCCGGCGACGGCGACGGCTTCGGCGGCGGCGGCGGCGGCGGCGGCGGCGGCAACGGCAGCGGCGACGGCTACGGCAACGGCGACGGCTACGGCGTCGGTGGCGGCAGCCAAGGCGGCGGTCGACGGCGGCGGCGACGGCAGCGGCGACGGCTACGGCAGCGGCGACGGCTGATGAAAACCTGCGATCAATGCCGCTTCTGGCGTCGGGGCTACACGCTGCACCGAATGCGGGTGCCGAGCTTCTGCGACCGGCATTTTCATTCGCAAGCCGGTGACGATCCGGCGTGTGCGCAGGGTGAGCCTATCGACACGCGGTCTATCCCGCACCCGCCCTACGACCATCCGGGAGACGCGGCGTGAAGAACCCACCGCAAGTTCTGTGCTGCCCACGCTGCGGCAGCGATGAAATCTCATACGGTCACGGCGGGCCGCCGTGGCATTTCTCGATCGAGTGCTACAACGACGAATGCCGGGCGGTCGTGCTTGATTACAGCAGCGAAAGCGCAGCCATGACGCGCTGGAATCGCGGCGAGTGGGATGGCGTCGTTCTGGTCGACGACGACGGGTTCAACACGCTGGATAAAACTGCGCGCGGCGCAAAAACGAGGCACGTAGCATGAGCGAGACATGCAAAAACTGCCGCTATTCGTCGTGGCCTATCGAGTACTACTACGAAGACCAAGGCACGGAGCAGCAGGGCGGCCCGCGATACAAATGCCGACGCCGCGCGCCGATACCGACCGGCGGAATGATGAGCCCCGCGTGGACCGTGTGGCCGCGCGTGCATGCCGACGGTTGGTGCGGCGAGTGGCAGGCGAAGGAGGCGGGGAAGTGACATGCGCACGCTGCATTTATTCGCGGGCATCGGCGGAGGCCTATTGGCCGATCTCATCCTCGGACACACGCCGGTCGCGGCGATCGAACAGGACGAATATTGCTGCACGGTTTTACAGGAGCGCGCTTTAGATGGATGGTTTCCCGGACTCGAAGTCGTCTGCGCCGACGTGCGTACCGTCGATTTCAGCCGATGGGCCGGGCGCGTGGATTGCATCGCGGCGGGCTTCCCTTGCCAGGATATTTCTGCGGCAGGCCGAGGCGCAGGCATCGATGGCGAACGCAGCGGCCTCTGGCGCGAAGTCATCCGCGCAATCGACGCTCTTCGACCTGCCTGCGTCTTCCTCGAAAACTCGCCGAACATCCGCACGAAAGGCCGCCACGTCGTCATCGGCGAACTGGTGGCGCGCGGATACGCCTGGCGCGACGGAATCCTTGCCGCGGCTGATGTCGGAGCCGGACACATCCGCAAACGGTGGTGGTGTTTGGCTGCCGACGCTGACCGTTTACGGCAACTACAACCGCGCGGGTCTTTCGCTGCACAGTGGCGATGGAGTGGCGACGGCGTTGAGAAAATTGCCGACGCTGACCGCATCGGAGATGTCCGGCAGCCGCTCGCTGCCGCCGGGGACGACGATCACGGGCGCAGCGCCGGACGGCCGCAAGAAGCAGGTGGGTTTGAAAACAGCGTTGCGGGGTTTGCCGACACTCTGCGCGACCGATCGGAAATCGCCGTACAGCGAAGCGGGGTATCAAGCGCAGACAGAGACGCGATCGAAGCCGCTGCGCGATACACTGGTGCATTCGACTGGGCACCGCCTGACGCCGGTCTTTGCGGAATGGTGGATGGGGTTTCCGCTCGGGTACAGCGCATCAAAGGCTTGGGCAACGCGCAAGTGCCGCTCGCGGCGGCAGCCGCGTGGATCGCGCTCGGCGGCGGCGAAATCATGATTGACGCCGAGGCGGTGCGCGCGTGAGCAAATGGGCCGAGCGCATACCCGAGCGCGTAAAGGTCTCGGAAGCTTGCCGTTTGACCGGGCTTTCCAAACGAACCTTGCAGGCCGCCGCAGCCCGTGGCCTCATTCCCGGTGCCGCTAAGCTGCTCGGTCAATGGACCTTCGACCGCGCCCGCTTGGCCTTCTGGATCGTCCAGAAAGAGGGAGACGCGTGCCAGACAATCTATTCCGGCGCGGCGAAACGTGGTGGGGCGGGTGACGTAGTGTGCCCGCCCTGTTGCGCTTTTCAACAACGAAAGTGGACAACAAAGGATCGCACCATGCCCAAGACCCTGAACCTGCCGGACGACGCGCTTCCGGTCATCGAATTCCTGCGCTCGCACGGGCGGGGCGATTTCGTGACCGTCGTCGAATCGCTGACCGTCAAAGCGATGATCGGCGAGCCGATGCGCGAACCGCGATGGGTAAGGAAGCTGCTGCGTGAGCTCGGCGTCAAAAGCGACGAAGACGTCGTGCGCGACATCTATTCGCGCGATCAGCTGGCCGGTCGCAACCCGAATTCAATCGTCGTCGACGAGCTCGTCGGCTTTCCCGTCGTCAGCGAACCGTCCTTGCCGCCGGATACCGCGAAGTGGGTTGGTTTCGCGTCGCCCCGCCCGCGCGTCACGACCGAACCGCCGCCCCGTGAGCCTTGGAAACCGGAAACACTGCTTTAGCCGCGCCGCGGTGCGCGCCGTGCACGACGAAATCCCGCTGCAGCTGCAGGCGCTGGCCGATGCAGGCTTCCTCTCGGAACTGCTGCCGATCATCCCGCCGGACGCCGAGATATCGGACGCGAGCCGCGCGCCTGAACGCATCCTCTCGAAACGCGGCAAGATCCCTGGTCGCTGGTCGCCGAACGGCTGGGTGGGCTTCGGCGACTGGTCTGCGTGGGCATCGCGTCAGAGCGATATCGAGCGCTGGCGCAGATGGCCGGACCTCGGCATCGGGATCCAGACGCGCCGCCACCCGGCGATCGACCTCGACGTCGACGGCGACGACGCCTTGACGGCTGCGCTGCGCGCCGCAGCGGGGACGGTATTCGGACCGCTGGCCTGGCGCACCGTCGAAGGCCGCTCGCGCGCCCTGACGGTCCTCTCCGCGCCGCTAGGCGGCATCCGCAAGCGGGTGCTGCTGTTCAGGCGCGCGGACCAGGATCCGCCGCACCGGATCGAAATCCTCGGCGAAGGGCAGCAGTTCGTCGCCTACGGGTCGCACCCCAAAGGCGGGCGCTACGTTTGGGATACCGAGCTCGCCGACTTCGCGGGTCTGATGGGGCTGCCGGAAGCGACACCCGAAAAACTTGACGCCTTCCTGGCGCTCGCCGCGGCCGAGATCGAGCGCGCGGGCTATCAGATCGTCATGGGCAAGGGCGCGACCGGCGACGCAACCGACGCGGCTATCGTCGATCAGGCGGGGCTGCAGGCGCCGTCGATCGCCGCCGTCAGGGACGCGCTGGCCAAGCTGCCGAACACGCGCGACGCGTTCCCGTCTTACGACGATTGGTACAAAATGTGCCGCGCGATCCGCGGCGCGACCGAAGGGCTCTCCCCCGCCCCCGGCGAGATCGAAACCGGGCTCGATCTGTGGCTTGCCTGGTCGGCGCAGGACGCCGAGCACAGCGACGCGCTCGCGATCGAGAAGTGGGAGACGAGCGAGCCGCCGCACAAGATCGGCTGGCCCTGGATCGCCGAACAAGCGCGCGTGCGCGGGTACAACGACGCGGTGCACGTGTTCGGTCCGGTCGCCGAAGATGCTCGGGACGCGGACACAGGCGCGGCGTTCGGCGGTGAAGACGAAACGCTGCGGCCGGACGCGGAAGCGTACAACGCCGCCGTCGAGGAAATGTTCGATCAATTCGTGTGGGTGCACGAGCTCGACTGCGCCGCCGACGCCCGCACGGGTTCGCTCTACAACCGCCAGCAATTCAACATGCGGTTCGCGATCATCGGCCCGCCGACCAAGACGCAGGAGTGCGCCTGGGCGCGGTGGTCCGCCTCGACGCAGCGGCGCAAGAGCGTGGAGCGGCTGACCTACCGGCCGGGCGGGCCGCGCTTCATGATCGAAGCGGGCGCGACCGCGCTCAACACATGGAGCCCGGGCGACCTGAACGTGCCGAGCGAGGCGGTCGACGATTTCGACGTGCTGCCCTGGCTCGCGCATGCGGAATGGCTGCTGCCGGATCCTCGCGAACGCGGCCTGGTGCTCGACTGGATGGCCTATGTGCTGCAGCACCCGGGCGAGAAAGTGAATTGGGCGCTGCTCATCGGAAGCGACATGCAGGGCACGGGCAAAGACACGCTGTTCGAACCGGTGCGCGAAGCGCTCGGCCGCGCGAATGTGCGGGTGATTTCAGCGGAAACGCTCGATTCGCAATTCACCGGATGGGCCGCCAACTGCCGCGTCGTCGAAGTGCAGGAAGTGCATTCGTTCCATCGCAGGGAGACGCTGCAGAAGCTTAAGCCCTATGTCGCCGCGCCGCCGGAATATGTGCGGGTGAACGAGAAGTTTCAGCGTCCGTACGACGTGCCGAACATCGCGGCTTTTCTCATGTTCACCAACGAGCGGGACGCGGTGGCGATCGACACAGGCGACCGGCGTTTCTGCGTGATCTGGTGCGACGTCGAGCCGAAAGGCGAGGAATACTACACGGCGATTCACGCCTGGTATCGCACGGGCGGGGGCTTGGGCCTGGTTGCGCGCTGGCTGCTGCAGCGGGATGTTTCGGCGTTTCCGGCGAAGGGCCGCGCGCCGGCCACGGCCGCAAAGGAGATGATGCGGAAAGCGACCGGCAACGCGCTTGAACAATGGCTGGCCGATCAGCTCGACGAAGGCGGGCGGTGGGAGCGGTTGTCCCTGCTGACGCATGCCGAGATCGAAATCGCAGTCCCGAGCGATATCCGGCGCCGGGTGGCGGTCAACGGCAAGACGATCGCCCGGGCGGTCGATCGCGTCGGCGGTGCGAAGCTGATCCACGCCTGGCGCTGCGGCGAGCCCCCGCAAGGCATGGAGGCGGGACTCGAGTTGGCCGAGCGCAGCAACCTTTACGGCTTCAAACGCGTGTCGATGCTGCGTCGCTTGGTCGATGAGGACGATCACGGGGCCGTCCGACGTGCTTATTGGGGTGAGCGCCGTCGCGCCTGATCGCGCAATTCGGCTTGGTGGGTGACGCGCGGGAAGCAATTTCCGCGCGTTTTGCGTTTTCGGGTTTGGTATCCGTGACGGCTTGGCACTGATCCTGGCACTGATCGGAATCGGTGTTTTCGCCGCCAACACAAAGGGGTACCAAGTACCCGCGAACGGCTTGGCACTGATGCGTTTAGTATCCGTGCCAGGAATCTCACAGTGGTTACAAAGACTTATGGCGTTTTTGGCACGGGTACCAGGTTTTCGGCCCATTAAGGGCTCTGGCGCGTGCGCGTGCGCGTGCGCGTGCGCGTGCGCGTGCGCGTGCGCGTGCGCACATGAAATGTCATAGTTGGTCAAAAATCGGTGCTCAGTGCCAAAAATCGCGTAAGTATCTGTTTTTCAAACGTAATTCTTGGCACGGATACTAAAACTTTGGCACGGATACTAAAGATCAGTGCCAAAAATCGCGCAAGCGGTTGTATTTACACGGTAATTCCTGGCACGGGTACTAAAGCGGTATTATGTTACCTCACGAGCGAGAAAATGCCGTGCGAAATTAAGGAGACGGCGCCGTATTTGGTACCCGACACTGTGCAACGGCGGCAAGGAGACGGAGCTTGAAAAAGGAGACGGGGCGAGGCACAACAGGGCTGCGCAACGCCGGCGGTTTTGGCCGCGATCCTCTCCCGCCGGCGACGCGAAGCAGCCCTCAAAGGCTCACGCCCTGTCTGTCGCTTGGCCGCGGCGGCAGGGCGTTTTCGTTTCAAGGAGACGGAGGAAGCCCGTGCGGACCGTGACGGATATCGGCAGGTGGTATCGCGGCTTGGCGAGCCTGGCGGCGGGCTTGGTGCTGTTGTTCGGCCCGCCTGTCGCGCTGGCGTGGTTCGCCATGCTTCTGAACGCCTGGACGGACGGTTACTCGGGTACACTGCTCGTCGTCGGGTTCGGGTATTGGCTCGCGCTGATTTTCTTCGACATGCGAAATGTCGAAGCGGGCGAGTTTGTTCGCCTGCAGGTTCGGGTTACGGAATTGGAAGCGCGGAACGCCAAGCTCATGAAGCTGGTTGGCGTACTTACGCGCGAAGACCCGGGAAAAATAATACCGCCCTAAGGACGTGCCTTAGGGCGGTTCGCGATCAGTCGGATTCAAGCCCGTGCGCGTAGCGGCTTCGTTCGGCCGTAGGGCGCGCGGGCGTCGTCAGCAGACCTTGCGTGTTAGGCTCACGCCCGTTCGGTCAGGAATGCGCGCAGCTTGGCGTGCTGCGCCGGGGTGCATTCCAGCGTGAGGCGGAAGACGTTGCGCAGCGCGCGATACTCTTCCCGCAGGACCAGCGGCCCCGCGCTGACTTCCGGGGCAGGCGCAGACGGCGGCACGGCAGCCCGCGCGGGGCGGCGCTCCGGTTTCGTATTGGGCTTCGGCGCGGGCTGTAGGGCGGGGACGACGGTCATCCGCGTCCCGCCGTTGAACAGAATGTCTCCGCCGCCCGAACGCATGAGGCGTTGGATGCGGTCCATCAACGCGACGACGCGCGGGTCGTCATCGGCGGGAAGGTCGGTGGCTTCGATGTGGAGTGACTTAGGCATGGTCTGTCTTCCTTTTGAGAGGATCACCAGCGAGCGGCGCTGGTGCCGGGTGCTCAAAACACGGACAGAGTCGTGCGGCCTTCTTTCCCTTGCGGGTATTGTATCCGGCCACACCCGGCGCATGAGCGCAGGGCACAAAAATAGCCGCGTGCGGGCGGCTACCGCTCTGTCTTGGTGTTTTGAAGCACCAAGTAAAGCTATAGCCGATTAGCGGGGTACTTGTCAACGCGCGAGCGCGATCGAGTAGGCGATCGAGGCGTAAACGGCGAAGAGGATCAGCGAAACGACGATGACGGCGTGGCGCGGGTTCATGGCGCTATCGCTTTCCAGAATTCGGCGCTTCCCGCTTTGCGCGCACCCCAATGCGCAACCCGGGCAAGCGCGGTGTCGCTGTCATCTTGCGGGGTTTGCCGGCCTTCGGATTCGTCGTTGCAATCGTAGTCGATGACGATGACGCGGAGGGGCGTTCCGTCCTTGCAGAACACGTCTTGCACGACTCCGCCTTCAAGGACGACGGCCACGGTTTCGATGGTGGTTTTCGCAAGCAGGCTCGATTCCTCAACTACGTCGTCGGCCGCGGGCCGAAAACGATCAGCGAGCGTGGCGCATTGCGCGGCCTTGACGCGCATCGTCGCCAGGTCGTCGTCGTCGTAATAGCTTGCTTCGTATTCATCGTTGAATATGTCTGCCAGCCGCTCGGCTTCGTTTTCTAGCGCTTCGCGGATTAAAACCTTTTCGGTCCAGCGGAGAGGCGGCAGCGCCACGGCTAAAGCTTTGCTGTGTTCAGTCATGGATCAATTTCCTTCCTGCGGTGCGAGCTCGGGCAACAGCAGGTGCAGAACGCGTGACGCGACCAGCGCGCCGGCGTCCCACGATTCCGCGTCCCAAACTTTCAGGTTTCGGCGTTCGGCGTTGCGCCGCGCGGCGTCGTGCCCCGCGGCGCTGGCGATGCGCATCGCCTCTTCGGCTGTCAGGGTTTTCATGCTTGGGGTTCCTGATCCAATTCGGCCAGGTCGACCCGCTGCATGTTTCCGCACGTGTCGAAAACGTCGAACACGTTGGCGGTCGAGCCCGGGCGGCGCATCAAGCCCCACGCTTCTCGCGCCGCGGCCTCTGGGGTTTCCGCGTCTACGTGGATTTCCCATGTAACGAAAAAAGTCTGCATGGCTTGCGATCCTCTTAGGGTTTCCGACTTGGCATCGTCAGGCGGCGCGGAGTCACCATCGCCGCGACACTCTCCGCGCGTGCGGAGAGTGTTTCGCCGGTCAGCTCGCCACGTCTTGGTAGTCGTGGAGGAAGTTTCCGATGGCCCACGCTCCGCGTTTGCACGCGGCGGCGTAGTCTTTGCTAAACCGGTTTGCGTCGTCGCCCGGCTGGAAATAGGCGGTTTTTCCCGTGTTGTTGAATCGCAGGGTTACGCCGCCAGCCCAATCACGGTAGACGGTCCACCAAAGCCCCTTGTCGGCCAGGTGCGCGTGCTTGTTTTCCATGGCCTACTCCAATTCGTTCGCGGCGTAGAAGTCGCGCAATTCGTTCGCAATTGCGGCCTGTTCGGCGCGCGATAGAGATTCGAATGCCGCAAGGTCCGGTCGGTCGCCAAACGTCCGTGCGATCAGCACGGCGCTTGCGCGCTTGCGCAGGTAGGATCGCAACGCAAGGCCGGACGGTATGTGTGAAACGGTCCACGTTTTACCGCTCGGAATCGTGCGGTGCACGCAAAGGCATCCGTGCGTTACAGCGGCGACCGGAATCGGTTTGTCGGCGTTCATTTTCGGTTTGAATTTAATGCGTTTCATCGGTCGGGCCCTCCCGTTCGAGCGGCGAGCGCGGCGGAGTATTCGTCCGCTGCGCTTTCGTCGTCTTCGGTTTCGCTCGCCCCGTGCAGGTACGCGGCGGCCTTTTCGGCAGCCGCCGCGGCCGAGAAAAGAGCTTTCGGGTGGTCTTCGAAAAGCTTGATCCAGGACGCAATATAGCTCGCGTGGTCCGCCCGCTCATGGTTCGGTATTTCCAGATCGGCGCAGAGATACGCAGCGCCCAGTTCGGCGGTTAGTTCTTCGAAGGCGTAGTTTGCACTGCCGAATCGAGTCATGGGCTTGAAACGATCAAGGCGTGACGCGTGGCCCGTCCAGTGCGTCAGCTCGTGCAGCAGTGTTCCGTAGTACGCAGAAGGCGTTTTGAACGATACGCGCGCGGGCATGCACACTTGGTCAAAGGCGGGGATGTAGTACGCGCGCCCGTCTGTGCTGTCGCCGATGTGCGCGCCGGTTGCGCGGGCGAAAGCTTCCGCCGCTTCATAGCGTTCGAATTCGCTCGGCAGCTTCGGCGCGGCGTTGGCGATGTAGCGTTCCGGCAGGTTGTCGCATTGCTCGGCGTTGAAAACGGTGTAGGCGCGCATGAAGGGAACGGTTTTCGTTTCGCCCGTGCTGGCGTCGCGCACCTTGGAGAATTTCCAGAAGCTGACGGGCGTCCCTTTTTCGCCCTTGCGCACACTGCCCTTATCCGCCAGCGCTTGGCGGAAGGTGAGCCAGTAGCGGCTCTTGTAGCCCTTTTGACGGGCGCGCAGCATGAGCCAGAACACATTCGCACCCCGATACGGTTTGCCGGTTGAGCGCAGCGGGCGCAGGAAGCCGCGCAGCGAATCGGCGGCGTTGATGGCAGTTCCTGCATCCCATTTCGGCGACCACGGGCGGGCGCCGTTGCGCAATTCGTCGAGAATAGCGGCGGTAATCTCTTGATAGGCTTCGGTTTTGGTTTGGCTCTTTGCCATGGTTTGCGATCCTCTGGTAGGTTGGGTGTTGCGTTGGCCCGCAACAGGTGTCGACGTTAGCGGGGTACTAAACAACAGTCAAGCAACATGTAAACAACAAAGGGAGTTGGCATATGGGCGGCGCTCTAATAACGCAACCCGTTGAAAACCTTACGGAATTAGAAGAAAAATTCGTCGATGGGCTTTTCGACGGATTGTCGGCAACAGAAGCCGCGCGCAACGCAGGATACGGATCGCCCGGCACGGAAGGCCCGCGCATCGCCAGACGCCCGCGTGTTCAATTGGCTTTGCGAACCGCGTTGCTCGCACGTGTGGACGTCGAACTGACGCCGCTAGCGCTCGATACCCTGCGGGACACGTTGAACGCGGCTCCCGAACAGGTAAGCCATAGCGTCAAAATCAAAGCCGCTGAAACAATCCTCCGGTTTTCCAGCTTGGCGAAGCAGAATGAACCAAAAGCGCCGGAAGAATTGGAGAAATCCCGCGTCCCGAACATGGACGATCTGAAACGTGTCGAGGCAATGCTTAACCAGGTGATCGCCGAAATGTCTAAACCTATGATAGAACTGGATAATTCCGGTCCGGCTCGGGATGTGGACAATTCTTTGCGCCCCCCGAACGATATCGAAAACGACGAAGCCGTTGATATATTTGGCTAATCTCTGCCCCGGTAAGGGAGAGAAGCGGTCTCTTGATCGGCGCGACGCGGCGCGGCCAGCGCAGCCAGGCCCGCAGCCCGGGGTCGACCCCCGGGGGTACACCCGCGCGCACGCGCGATTTTGCCTATCCCTTTTTCCGACAAAATTTTTGCATTTTCAGAAAGTTGGTACCCAAATCAGCGCTTTGTTGCGTTTGATCCACAACCAAGTTACCTTCCGCGCAACACCCGAACCCCCGCGCCCGCGATGCCGCAGCCTCCCGCATACAGCCGCCAGGCGAATTTTACGCAGTGGTCGATCGACAACCCGTCGACTCCGCACCAAGGCGTTTCGATCGACGCGGAATTCAACGCGGTGAAAACCACGGTCGACGCGACGCTGGTCAATCTCGCCAAGATCCAGCGTGACGACGGCGCCGTCGCGAATAATTCGATCGGGCCGGATCAGCTTTCCAACGAGCTCGTGCTCGGCTTTCGCTCGGTGACGAATTGGGCGACCGCGACGGCGTATGTCGCGCGCGACGCGGTGTGGGTGAACGGCCGCACGCTGTACCGCTGCCTCGTCAGCCATACGTCGGCGGCGAGCTTCGCAACCGACCTGGCGGCCAACCGCTGGCAGGTGATCGCCGATTACGCGCCGATCGTCGCGAGCGAAGCGACTGCGGTTGCCGCCGCTGCGACTGCGACGTCCGCTGCAAATTCCGCGACCGCGGCGCTGGCGACGTTTCAGGGGATTTATCGCGGCGCGTTTGCCGGCAGCCCCGCGGGGCCCCACGATCCGGGCGATCTTTATTTCGATACGATCGCCAACGAGATGCGGGCGCGGAACGCGGGAAATTCGGCCTGGGTGAGCATCAACGCGGTCGTTCTCGGCCCCGCGCGCGTGACCGCGGCGGACACGACGAACGATTTTCTAAACCCGAAGCTTCTGGTCGCCGGCGGGTTGATCTCGAAAGCGGTCAACAACCCCGGCGCCAACGAGACGCTGACCTTCACACTCGATGAAGCGAGCGACGCGGAGATCGACGCCGGCGCGAACGGGACGAAGGTTGTGACCCCGCGCCGGGCCGCCCGCATCCGCGGGCTGCCGGTGAGCGTTCAGACCGCGAATTTCAACATCGTCGACGGGTTCGAATACATCGTCGACTGCACCGCCGGAAACGTGACGGCGACCCTGCCGGGATCGCCTGCGACGACGTTCCGGGGCAGCATCGTCAAGCTTGGTGCGAACCGGCTGACGCTGGCGCGCAACGGCAACAAGATCATGGACCTTGCCGAGGATCTGGATGTCACGGCGCGCTACGACGCGTTCGACATTCGGTGGCCCGGCGCCGGACACGGGTGGTTGACGGTATGAGCAACCGCGCACAATTTTTCCCCGGCAGCGGGCTTCACCTTCGCGATTTTCGCGATATGCCGAAGCACCAGACCTACAATCTGCTCGGGCCCGGCGGCGGCGATCTGTACGGCCCGAATTTCGACGGTTGGACCGAAATCAACAACCGCGGGATCGTGAATTACACGGGGTTTTCGACCAACGTCTGGAAAACGATTCTGAACGTCAGCGGCGGCCCGGGTTGGATGTCGGGAATCGTCTGCCCGAAGACGCCGAACAGCACAGACACGATCGATGTTCGTGTCACGCTCGACGGTTCGGTTTTGACGTTCTCGCAAAGCGCGGAAAGCAACTCCGGTTTGTATATCGGTCACGCACTGCCCGGCAATTTTTTCACTACGGCCGGTGGCGCGTCTCGATCGCCGAACCTCAATGCGGCGCGTAATCGAAGCACATTCGATTCGTGGAACGGGGACAGCATTCGGGCGGTCCCGGTGGCGGCGTGCCTGTCGATGGGCGTGTCCCTGGTGCGCTTCGAACAGTCTCTGCTGGTCGAAATTCGGGCCAGTAACGGCGTCGGCACGACCGGCGATTGTCATTCCGGCGTCCTCTACCAGATGCGCGGCGGGTGATGAACCATGCCGACGATCGAACGCATCGACGGCTTTAACGGCCAACCGACGCCCGGCGTACCGATACAGCCGGGCGACGTCGTTCGGGTGACGGACGGCGCGACGGTGATCGAGTATGTCGAGCCGGTTCCGAGCGATCCGCCAGCGCGGTCGCGACGACTCGATGGCGACGACATTCTTAAACTGTTCGTGACCTCGGGCGCGCTCACGCCCGACGCGGCCGGCGCCATGTTTTGGTCGCCGGAAATGGCGTTTTGGCGCGGGGTGATCCTGACGCAGAAAGACAAGGTGCGGAAGGAATCGCCGGATACCGCGGCATGGCTGCAAGCGATGATCGACGCGAATTTTCTGACGAACGTGCAGCGCGCCGCGTTCCTGGCGGCCTGGCCGATGGAGCCGGCGCCATGAAGAAGCCGCTTCACCTTCTGGTTCGGGATTGGGCCTACAATGTCTTCCTGTCGTGGTCGCAGGCGTACAACGCGGCGACCGGCGGCGACCCTGACGAGAGCACGTCGTCGGTCATCGGCAAGACCCTGCGGGCGGGCAAGCCGCTGCGTCGCGATCACATCGTGATTTTCGCGATCGTGTCTCTCGTCGTGCCGAACCATTTCTACCGGTCGATCGAAGACGACGAAGGCGGCAATAGCGCCAAGCTGCGAAAGGAAATCGTATGATGCCGCCGTCGAATGACGAATTGCACACGCGCGTTTCCGTGCACGAAGCGGTTTGCGCCGAGCGTTACAAAGCCATCGAAGCGTCGATTACCGACCTGCAGGCGCAGATCAAGACGTCCGCCGAAGGTATGCAGGCACAGATCAACGCGATCCAGTCGACCATGAAGCGTGTCGCCTGGGGCGTCGCCGGCGCGTTCGGCGGGATCGCGATCGAGCTCGCGAAAAGCTTTTTGAGCTGACGCCCGTGTCCGCGCTTCTCGCCGATACGATGCAATTGGAGCGGCTGCGCGAGCAGCACCGCGACATTCGTCGTCAGATCCGCTTTCGGGAAGCGCACGACGATCTGCTGACCTTTACCGAAGTGACGATGCCGGACCCCGAGGATCCCGATGATCCTCTGAAAACCGATTATCGCTCGTCGCTCTTTCACCGTTCGCTGGCAAACGCCCTGCAGCGCGTCGAACAGCGGCTCATTCCGTATCTCGCCATCTGCTGCCCGCCGCGCCACGGCAAGAGTGAGCTGTCTTCGCGCCGCCTGCCCGCCTGGTTCGCCGGCCGTCATCCGAGTTGGCACGTGATGATGGGCACGTACAACGAAACTTTCGCCGCCGACTTCGGCCGCGACGTGCGCAACATCATGCAGTCGGACCGCTACGGTCGCATTTTCCCCCGCGCGCGCCTGCAGAAAGGATCCGCGGCGTCGGACCGCATGCAAACGACGCTTGGCGGCATGCTGGCTTTCGTCGGTCGCGGCGGCTCGATCACCGGCCGCGGCGCGCATTTGATGATCGTCGACGACCCGCTGAAAAACAGCGAGGAAGCCGACAGCCCGGGTATCCGTGACGATCTGTGGCGGTGGTTCATCCGCGACGTGCTTTCGCGGCGCATGAACGATCGCTGCCCGGTGATTATCATTCAGACGCGGTGGCACGAGGACGATTTGGTGGGCCGGATCACCGATCCGAAAAACCCCCATTACCGTGCGGATTTCGCCAAGCAGTGGCACGTCATCAACATTCCCGCGCTGGCGGAAGCCAACGACCCGTTGGGGCGGCAGCCGGGCGAGCCGCTATGGCCCGAGCAGTTTGGACGTCAGTATTTCCTCGAATACAAGGCCGCGGATCCGCGCGGTTTTTCGGCGCTCTATCAGCAGCGGCCGAGCCCGGAGGAAGGGACGCATTTCAAGCAGGAAATGTTCGTCGAATACATGCCGCATCAGAAGCCGGCGAACCTTCGCTTGTATGTCGGCAGCGATCACGCGCTCGGCACCAAGCAGCAGAACGACCGGACGGCGATCGTGCTCGGCGGGCTCGACGAAGACGGCGTGTTGTGGCTCGACGAAAATTGCTGGTGGCAGCGCGCGCAGACGCACCACGTCGTCGAGCAAATGCTTTCGTTCCAGAAGCAGCACCACCCGATGCTGTGGTGGACCGAAGACGATCACATCACGCGCGGCATGGGGCCGTTTCTGCTGAAACGCATGCAGGAAACGAGCACCTTCATCAGCTTGAAAACGCTGACCGCGCACGCCGACCCCATGAAAAAGGTTTCGCCGTTTCATGCGCGCATGGCGATGGGCATGGTCCGGTGGCCGGCGTGGGCGCCGTGGTACCACGAGGCGCGCACCGAATTGCTCAATTTCCCGCAGGGCACGCATGACGACTTCGTGATGGGCTGCGCTGCGCTCGGCCGCGGGCTCGCCGAAATGGTGTCGGCTGCGCCCCCGCCGACGAAACAGCGCGGCCCGGTGACGGGTACGCTCGGCTGGGTGAAGGCGGCGTCCGAACAGCGCAAAAAGTTCGCTGAACGATTCTCGTTGCGTGGAGGCTTTTGATGGACGGTCTAACCGAAACGCCCATGCAGCCTGCGGCAGAGCCGAGCGCGACCGCGATTCAACGCGAGCCTGTCGACAACGGCGAGTCCGACGCGAAGCTGGTCGAGGAAATCATCGCTGGCGTGAAGCGCGCGAAAAAGAAATGGGCGGACGATTTCGCCGCCATGCGCGACGACATGCGTTTCGCTCTTGGGCTGCAGTGGGACGGCCAGACCGAATTGCGCAAGGAAAAGCGCGTCGTCATCAACCTGGTGCAGCGCCATCTGCAGCAGCAGACGGCCGCGCTCTACGCCAAGAACCCGAAGGCCGCGGCTTACCGGCGGAAGCGTCTCGACTTCGCGATTTGGGATGGCACGCCCGAGTCCGTCATGGCCGCGCAGCAGGACGCCGCCGTGAAAGCCCCCGCGTATGACGCCGCGGTGCAGGCCGCGACGTTGCAAGGTACGCCGGCGCCTGCGCCGCCCGCGTCGCTTGCGCTCTTGCAGGATCTGCAGCAAGGCATGCTGTACCGGAAGCAGATCGCGGGGCTCGCGCAGACGCTCGAAATCCTTTTCGAGTACAGCATCGGCGAACAGCAGTCGCCCGCGTTCAAGCGGCGCGCGAAACGGCTTGTGCGCCGGACGAAGACCTGCGGCGTTGGATATATCGAGATCGACTATCAGCGCGCGTTCGGGAAGCGCCCCGATACGGTCGCCAAGCTCGACGACTACACGCAGCGCCTGGCGAAGATCGAGCAGCTGCGCGCCGATATTGCCGATGGCGAAGTCGATCCGGCCGCTTCGCAGGTGGCCGAGCTGCAGGCCGCGATTACGGCGTTGCAGGCGGAACCGGAAATCGTTTTGCGCGAAGGGCTCGTGTTCGATTTCCCGAAGGCGACGTCGGTTATCCCGGACGAATTTTGCACATCGCTCGACGGGTTCGAAGGATGCAAGCGCGTCGCCAAAGAAATTCTTATGACGCCCGATGACGTCAAGGCGACCTATGGCGCCGACGTC